CGTGGGCCAACAAGAACCGTTGCGCGGCGTTAACCTCAACCACCCAATGAGAGATCGGATATCCCATATCCCATGACCTGTTCTGCCATTCTTCCATGATCCCCGAATAGGTGCGGGTAGAAGTGTCGTAACCCAACAGTTCTTCGGCGGTCAGTTTGCAACGTTCAACATCCACCAAATACCTGAGATTTGTTTCAGGCTGATATAGCCACCATTGGATCGCCCAAAACATTGTCGGTGACGGGTCAACGGTAGCAATAGAAATAATCGGCGGCCTTAAATCGTGCGGAATATATCCTGGTCGCCTATCTTGATCAATACACCCTGGGTACACCACACCGTCAGGACCCATCCCACCGGTAGCCCACACCCTCTCAATCAGATAAGTACCTGCCGCCAGGTCTTGTTGCTGATAGACGACATCAAATTTTTGTGGGGTGCTATAGCGAATATATGATAAGTCTTTCCACGATAAACGGTACGGGTCCAACAGGGGGCCGTCAGGCCATGCTGGTGCCGTCACTTTCCGTGAATCTTTACCGGTATCCAACTCCTCGTAGTATGCCTTGTAGATGAGATGATGGTACTTGGATTTTTTTTCAGGCTCGACCTGAGTGGACTTGTCGGTGACATCGGAACCGTCGTAGTCATCTTCGAAATCTTCGTAAGTGATCTTACCGAGACAATGTGCGTACAGATCACCGGAACCCAAACGTTGCCCTATCACGGCCAACAGGCCACCTGGGTCGCATCGTGCTTCAGCCATCGTATCCCACCGTTCCAACAGTTTGTCTCGCGCAACTGACTCCTTGCTGTTCTCCGAGGATGCCACGTCGTCAAACAGGCATAGGTCGGCGCGATGACCGATGAACTCTGAGTCGATACCGTAAGCCGAAACTGTCGGCTCTTTGTTATCCAAACCGCCCAATGATTCTTGTTCAACCACAAATTCTTCTGCCCGCCACAAAGCACCCGACGACTGCGGTTTGAACCGCCCAAAATCTATAGACAAACAAGCTTCAGCGTTCAACGCCAAACCTTTCTCCACAAGGATCGCGTCAGGTTCCAACGGGAAAGGCCGTTCCAAAGTTTCACGAATACGCCGCGAATACTGCTTCGCCAACGTCTGAGTAACAGACCCAATCAACACACGAATCTTGCGGTTACGAACAATCATCCACACCGCAACATCATGAAACAACGTCGATTTACCTGCACCTGGCGGAACGTTCAAACAAACAAACTCTTTCTCCGGTGACTCCAACCAAGCAACAATCTTGTACGCAGCATCAACCTGCCACGGCGAAGGTACACGACCCAAATATCTTCTACGAAAATAATCGAAATCCTCTAACGACCTTTGCGCCTCAGGACACAACCTGTCATACGGAATAACCGGTGGCAGATCGGCGACATCCATAACCTGTTTCCATTGATCGGCTTGCACACCGCCCTCATTTTTGCGTACCTTACCTTTTTCGATGCGAGCCAACTCCATGTCGGCTTGGGCTACACGGCGTTTAGCATCCCATTTTTGTGCCGTGTTGTAATGAATACCCGAAATCTTCGCGGCATCCTTAATAGACATCCCTGAGGCTCGTGCCTGCCAGTATCGTGCCACGTCTTGTGGCGGTACTTGTCGCCGCCCCGAACGGCCAGCAACCATTTATCGAACGAACGGATTAAGACGAGCGCGTTTAATTGCTTGCGCCAATTTTTTTTGGTCGGCTTGATATCTTAATTGGCGAGACATAAACGAAGTGTCATTCTCTAAAGGATCAACGCCCCTAATTTTTATTTCTTTAATTACTTTTTGTTTTGGTGTTGCTCGCGCAGATTGAATATATAAATCAGGGTCACTATATGATGCAATTTCGGGATCACGAATACCGCGTGGGCTTTTGGTAACATAAGCAGACGCAGTTGTATCATCTAACAATATCCATTTCATGTGTTCAGTAGATTTTGCTAGTTCTTTTGCAGGGATTTTGTTGCCAGCAATATCTCTGCCACTAAACTTATATGTTTGACCAGGCATACTGCCACCGCCACCAGTATTTATATATTTCGGATCATAAACAATTTCTTTCAAATTTGAAGTCTTAGAAAAATGCACACCAACCTCAGGCAAAGATTGTGCAACCTTCTGCACCGCTTTGCCCGCAATATAACCAGCACCCAAAGCCGCCGCGTTAACCGCAGCCTGCTTCACCAAAGCCTTGTTGCCTTGCACACCAGCTTTAATCATCCCACCAGTTACCGTCTGATCCAACGTTTCAGCAGCAGCACGAGCCAAACCCTGCGCCTGCGTAACCTGCTTATTCTGTGCTGGGGGCGCACCAAGCCACGGCGACACAATGTTACGAATCCCGCCAACAATATCGTCAGCAATACCTTTAGGTTTACGTGCAGCCACTACTTCTTCTTCCTACTTTTACCAGCCTCAGACAAAGCAATAGCAACAGCCTGCCGACGAGACTTAACAACAGGACCCTTCTTCGAACCCGAATGAAGTTTACCTGCCTTAAACTCCCGCAAAACTTTAGAAACCTTATCCTTGCGTACAGCCATAAACGTATGCTACCATAACACCCGTTGGCGGGTACCGTCGAACATCCTTGCCGTGGTTAAAGGATTGATCCGGACTCCCTACCCGCCAACATTTTTCAAACACTAGACAAAACAAAAAACCGTCTGCTACACTCAACACCACACCCGTCGGGATGACGGCAAACAACAATCAACACAAGGCTGTACACCCTTTGCAAGGTGCGGGGCATCAACACCAGGGAACTGGGGTAGACCTCTACGTCATGTAGAGGAGCAGCGTGAACAACGTACAAGTTCAAACAAGGTGTCGGCTAAAACAGCCACGGCCACCAACCCAACAGGGTAAAGCGTGGGGGGGCAACAGGCTACGACTGTCGCACATACGTTTGACCTAGCGCACTCGCATACGCTCGCTTGCTCGCAGCAACCACCAGCACCCTCGACACACAACGCCTCTTTTTTTGCCGTTTTTTTCTTCGCCAAAAACCCGCCGCCCACCACACACCGTGACCACAAAACCACACACAGAGACACACACTTATAAATACCTATGACGCGGGTGCGCTCGGCATAGGTCCGGTTACGGGGTGGGGGTTTGTTGGCTGTGCGGTGTTGTTGGTGGCGATGTTTTGCCGCTCGATGTTTGCGGATCGGTGCTCAACGTTAGGCCCGTTGTAATCGGTGGCCGTTTTGCGAAGTATCAGGTCGGCAAGTGATCTGCGCCGGCGTTGCTGCGAGGTTGTTCGAGGTTTGCGGGTAGTTTGGGCCGGTTGTCGCCTATGGTGTGCGGCGTTGTCGACGGCTGGCCGGTGTTGTTGGCGGGTATGGCAAAGGCCGCCGGCGTGGTGGGTCCGGCGGCCTTTGGTGCGCTGGGGTTGCGCTTGGGGTTATTGGTTTATTCGTTGTGGCATTAGTAGTTGTTCGAGTTGGCCGGTTTTGGTTGTGGTTGTGTAGATGATCGGTTTTTGTGGTGTTTGCCAGGTTGCCATTATTAGCGGCGTGATCTTTGAGATTTTGCGGCTGGCTTTGGTTAGTCGTTCGAGGTATTCGGGGTTTACTCCGGTGGGCTCGAATGGTGTTGTGGCCGGTTTTGCTAGGTCAAATAGTTGTTGGCTGTTTGGAAACTCTGCCGGTATTGTGTCGCCGTTGTAGGTTCCGATTGTTTGCGGGTTGTCGCTGTCGTCGGTTGTTGCTGTTAGTTGCCATTTGTCGCCGGTGATCATCAAACTGGTTTGGGCTGTTCGATATTGTTTGGCGGCTTTGGTTAGGTTGTTGAGTGCTGTGGTTAGTTCTCGGGCGTTTATTAGAGCTGGCTGGCCGGTTGTTATTGGTTCTGCTGGTGTGTATCGGGCCAAGCTGTAGCTATCTGTCGCTTGTATGTGTTCGGCGGTGATATAGATGCCGGTGAGGGCGTAGCGTTGTTGGTCTGTGCTGGCGTGTAGTGCGATTGCGCCGATTATGTTGGCGAGGTCGGTTAGGCCGGTGCGGGTTGTTGTGGTGTTCATTGGTTTATCCTTTCGGGTTTGTGGTTTGTTGGGTGGTTGTTGCGGCTGCGTTGTTCACGGCTGGCCGAGATATATAGCGGGATAGTCATTACTGCGAGACATAGAGCTGCGCTGAGTAGTGCGCCGGTGATCTCGTTCACGAGTTCCGCCAAACGTGGCCGGCAATCTCGAAGTGATCGTGCTGTAAGTCTCGGGCTATTGCGTCAATATCTACCCAATGCGCCGGCATTGTGGCCGGTATTTCTATAATCCCCTCGTCGATTAAGTGTTCGGCAAAGTCGTTCATTGTGTTGTATTCGCCTTGATAGTTGTTTTGGTGGTATTCGATTAACTCATCTAGTGAACTCATTACAAGATTAGAGTTTAAGAGTGTTAGTGCTTCTAGTTCGCCGTTGTTGTGTAGTTCTGCGAGTTGTTCGGCGTTTTCGTAAAACTCTTTGACAGTTGCGCAGCATTGTGGGATCAACTGGTGATCCATAACGTCAAATTCGTCACCAAAACATTTACGGCAACGGCTGACCGTGTAGTTTCCGGCTATGTCGAGGTTTGTTAGACCGGTGGTTGTTTCGAGTGTGGCTAGGCCGTTTAGAGTTTCGGCGGCTTCCGGTTCTGCCGCTTGTTCTGCGGTAATCCATTTACCGTTTAGGCGGCCGTTGTTGTAGCAGCTTAAGCAGCCAAGCCAAATAGCTGGCTCGTCTAGAGCTGTGGTTGTGGTTGTTGTGTTCATTGTTTAACGCTCTCCCAAGCGTTGCGGCCTTGTTGGTGTGGCCTATTAGATAGAGTATATGACCGGCGGCCTCGTGTCAAGTATCTTTTTGGATAGTTTCTAGTTTTTTTAGTAGATCGTTTTGGCTGTGGCTTTCGATCAGATCGGCGGCAGTTGTGGCTGGTGGCCATAGCGGGCAGATACGGCCACGAATACCGGCGAGATATTTTCGGGCGGCTTCGAGTGTGTCGAATGGGCCGAGCGTTATTTGGCCGGCGATAGTGTCAAGCTCTATTAGGTATCTCATATTTAGATCGAGGTTTGTTCGCCGGTTTTGTGTCAAGTTTTTTTAGCAGATTATTTGCCGAGATTACGCCGGCCACCAACTAGCACAAAGTTTGTGCGAGTGTGGTAGCCGGCGGTTTTGGTGGCGTTGGTGGCTATTGCCGGTTTTGGTGGCGGTGTGCGCGCCAGGCCAGGTGTGTGAATGGGTAGATACACACGGCGCGGATTAGCCAGTCAAGGCCGGTGCTGTCGTTGCCGGTGAACAATGCGATCACAAATAGGATCAGGCACGTTGTTGTGAACGCGTCGGTAGTGTTCGTGCGGATCATCGGCTTATTTCCTTGTTTATATCGTTGGTTGTTGCGCACTCATCGCACTCCCATACCCCATTATTTTCCTTTACCCTTGCGGTATAGGTAGGGTGAATACACTCATAGCAATAAAGGAATTGGGTATCTGCCCACTCGGTTCTCATCGGCCTATCTCCCGCATATATTCTGACGGCGTAGCCGGCGGTTTAAGATCAGGTGTGTAGCCATAAGCTTTAAGTGCTTCGAGGTAGTCAATGCCGTAGCCTTGACGTTCGGTGTCGGTCATTGTTTCCCATACGCCGATTTCGTCGTCGCCCCATTGTGATACGTCAATGATTGCTAGTTGTTTAGCGTCGCCGTATGTGCCGGTGTCGGTGTCTAACCATAGTGCCGGCGGAAAATAGTCGTTCATTGTGTCGTGCGGCATTGACGTTAGGTATTCATTGATTTGTTTAAGCATTATCATTGGTGGCCGCCTTGTCTAATATCTCTACGGCGGCGAGCTGTAAATAGTCGCCGGTGTCCATAGTTTCGATGACATCGTTGCCCGCGTCGGCGATATCTATCCATTGTTCGTTGGTGATATCGCACTCTAATAGTTCTGAGAACCATTCTTTGGTCCAATAGGCGACGATTATTTCGTCGTCGGGATCGTATTCTTTAAGTTGTTCGATTAGATATTTAACTCGCATTATTTGTCTCCTTTGTTTAGTTGTTTTATTTCGTGGTTAAATAAGCGGATAGCTTCACGCCGGTTGTATCCGTAGTATTGGCGTTGTATCAGGTGGCCGGTGTTATCGGTGGCTACTATTGACCAACCGGCTTCGCGGTTTCGTTCGATAATCATTTGATTGCCCAAAACTCTGACGAAGTATAGGTGCCGTCGGCGTTGAACCGGCGCGGATAGTTGGCCGATAAGTTATCGACAATATATTCTCGGCTTGTGTAGCACTCGCACTCGGCAACGGCAGCTTGATATAGCGTGTCGCAAATATCGCGCACAAAATAACAGGCCGCGTCAAATAATTTAGGATCAGACACTTCGGCACTCTCATCGCCGTCATCGTCAATGCCGTAAACATCGGTAATGATCGAGTTGCCGCGATTACTTGACTTGACACGGATCGTATGGATACCATCAGGCCACTCAAGTTTAGGGTGATTATCCCGTGAGATAACCCCGTCTATCGACGCGCCATCGCCTTGAGAATATGACACTCGCCAATATATTTTTACGCCGTATCTATCTTTAAGTTGGTTTTCGTCAAGGCCGCCGCCGTAGCAACCGTCGTTAGGTTCGCTACCGTCGGCCATATTTGCAAACTTGCCGGCGAGATATTCACTCACCATATCGCTATCTATCTGATCCCACGCGTCATTCTCTAATAGGCCGTAAGCACGATCTTGCGCCGTCGGCGATAACTCATCAAGTGTAAACACTTGCCTTGTTATGGTTATATCTCTCATTACTAGTCTCCCGTCTAGTTGCCCTATCTTGTAGGGATAACTAGAGTGTAGGGCAACCGGCGAGTGATGTCAAACTATTTTTTATATTTTTTTTGCCACTCCAAAATTATTAGTGTCAGCTCTATGTCGGTGTATGCGGCCAACGGTGTGTCGTCGTCGCGCAACGGGTCTTTAAGGTGATCGAACAATGACGGTTGATCGTTCACGTTGCTTGCCAAACTCGTATCGGTCTTGCGTGGCACTCGGGGCGTTGCGATTGCCGGTAGCGGTCAGTTGGTGCGATGAGGCCGGCGCGTTGTGCGGCGATCATCAACGCGCCAAGTGCGCGAGGTTCGTGGGGTGTTGGTAGCGATGTTTCAGATAATGCTTGCCAAATGTCGTCGGTTGTGAAGTCGAAGGTGTTGGTAGCGATTTGTTTGATGATGAGCATTGTTTCTGTGGCCCAGGTTGGGTCGGTGTTGGTGGCGACTTGTGCGATTGCTTTGTCGCGGGTGTCGGTAGCGGCAGTCATTTTGTTTTGCCTTTCACGGTCATGGTTTGTGGTTGATGTTTGTTTGCGCAGGTTGGTGGTTCGGATAGTTTTATGTATGTGGTTACGGCGTTGCCGCACGTCGGGCAAGCCCATTGTTGTATCGGTGTTCTCATAGGTTGATTAACTGTTCGCCGATCCATTGGGCTACTGGTGATGCTACGCCGTTGCCGCATTGTTTGTAGCGGTGTGTGTCGGCTTGTTCGGTGCCGTCGGCTTTGTATCGGGTGTGGTCATCAGGCCAACCCATTAGCCGTTCACATTCGAGCGGTGTGAGCCTGCGCACCACCATCGTTGTTGCGACGGCGTGTTTGTCGGTTGTGTTTAAGGTGAACATCGGGTCGCCTTCGTCGGTGTGTCTTTTACCGGCAGGTCCGTTGTGGTCTTGTCTGCCGATCATGTTGCCTTGAATACCGTATGCCACGGCATTTACATGAGCTGGCGTAAGTGTCGCCATCGGATCACCATCAGCACCGATACCTAACCCTTGACGGTTTTGTGCGTCATATTTGTTTGGGTCACGCAACGCATTACGGGTATCAATCGGAATTGCTACATTCGGTTCAACGACTAGGTGTTCACCTCGGCTTGATGGCACTCCGCCATCGCCACCGCTTCGCAAAGTGCCAACCACCACGCCTGTTGATTGTTTTGTGCCAGCCCGTAACGCATGGTGAATGTCGCCACCGAGCGCATCATTGTATTCGTCGTATGCTACGGCGTGTTCGTTGCCTTCTTTGCGTAAAGTCGGCCACGCCGACTCTGACGGTTGCGCATCCAAGCCTTGCGTATGAGAGAACGCAACCATCGGCACATTGTTGCCACCTGTTCCCATGCGTTCTTTCAAAGTTTGCACCGGTGATTCATAAACTCGCACATCATCAACCCTGGTGCCGTCAAGCAACAAGGTTTCTGATCCGCCGCCGAGATCACCGCCGTTGGATCGAAGTGTGCCGACACCTTGTTCGTATTGGGCAAAACTAGACGGCGTGAATGGCTCAATTACGAGGTCGGTTGCGTCTTTGTGATCTCTTGCTTTAATTGCTGAGGCTGTGTCGTCGCTGATGTAGTCACCGAATCCGCGCATCCGACTACCGCTTCCAATGCTTCTTGTAACCGTGTCGGCAGAACTTTGTCTCGCCGTTGTGCGCGTCGTAGGATGCCAGCGCAAGCCTTCGCTGACAGGTAGTAGCGGGTCTGGACATCGGTTTGCGGTTGCAGAATCAAAGACAGCGACGACGAACACTCGTCTACGCCGTTGTGGGACTCCGAAGTATTGCGCATCCAAGACACGCCATTCGCAGAGTAGCGACCCTGCTTCAACCATTTCTTTGAGGATGGCTTCGAAGTCTTCGCCTTTGTTGGAGTTGAGGGCTCCGTAAACATTTTCCCAAATAGAGATTCGTGGGTATTTTCCATTAGATGCCTTTCGTAGTTCGTTGATGATTCTGATTCCTTCGTAGAACAGTCCTGATCGTCCGCCTTCTAACCCTGCCCGTTTACCTGCGACCGATAGGTCTTGGCATGGTGAACCCCACGCAACAACATCAATGACTGGTGCGTGGGCAAGGATGTGTTCGCCTGTAAGTGTTGAGACATCATCCCATTTCGGTACCGTAGGCCAATGTCGGTCAAGGATGCTGCGACAATGTTTATCCCATTCGCATTGGAATACGGTTTCCATACCGGCGTTCTCTAAACCCATGTCGAATCCGCCGACACCACTAAATAACGATAACACTTTCATATAGCCCCCTTTTAAGTTTGTTGGTTAGAACGGTTCTTCGTCTTCAAGTTTGACTGGTGCAGGTTTCGCAGCAGGTTTCACTTGGCTGACATTCACGGTGCCTGCTGGTGCAAGTGACCATAGTTCTGCGTCGTCGAACTTGGCGACACGTTTGCCGAGGATCACAGTTTTTGTGTCACCGGCTTTGGTGGTGACTTCGACTTCCATGTTTGGTTCGCCTGCGAACTCTTTGATGCGTACACCCCATGAGTCGTCTTTAAGTTTGTAGAATGATGCTGACATGAATGTTCCCCCTTTGAGGTAGTTTTGTAGTGGATTAATTATTTGGATCAGAGTTCTGCACCCTGGGCCATAGCTATTCTCATTCGTTCAACCATCTGTTTGTATGTTGATAGTTCTCTGTTGAGATCAATGGATGCTCGAATAGAAATGTTTAAGTCTTTTACTAGTTGTTCGTTTTGTTCTTTTAGTTCGTCGCGTTCTTCACGTAAACGATCTAAACTGTTTTGCAGGTCGTTGCATCGGGCATCCCACATCGCTAACTCGTTTGCTTCGGCTTCGCTCATGATGTCATCCTAGCCTTATATTTGCGGGCGTACAAGGTTCTTTCACGTTCTTTAGGTGATCGGCCACCCCACACCCCGTACATGATTTCGTTGTTCAACGCCCAGTCAAGGCAGCGTTGTTTCACGGGGCAGTCGGCACAAAACTTTTTGGCTTCGATCATCAAATGCCGTTGACCCTGTTCAGGGAACCAGGTGATGCCGTCTTCCATGTGGCATTTGGCGTGGTCCATCCACCGGTTGTCTTTGTCGTTCAGTTTGAATGAGGTTAATAGTTCTCCCATAGCGTCACTTTCCCCAGGGTGCGAACCCGTTTCCGTTGGTTTTTTCGGCGTAGTCATAGAGGGCTTTAGCCGCGACAAGGTTCAGGTAAGGATCGAATAGGTCTTTACAGTAGTTGATTTTGCCGACTGTTTGCAAGTATCCGAGCGGATACCATCGGGTCGGCTGGCACCAGGATCGGTCGTTCAGTTGGGTTAAACCGAGATCGGTTGACCCGTCGGCATTAAGGGTGGTGTTGTGGGATCGGGGCAGGCACCTGGATTCGCGGTTCATAATGTAATCAAGGGTTGGTAGCTGCTCGATAGTCCAACCGGCCCGAATTGCTGTATCCCACCATTGAGGACATAGGGCTTTAGGTTTAGCGATAGCCCCAGTATCCCGCCAGACGCGCTGTGTTGCGTTCTGAGCGACGATAACCGTCGGTGCTGTGTCCACCACAGGGGCGGTTTCGGCGAGGCTTGTGACACCCCCAACCGTGAAACTTACCGTGAGTACGGCAAATAGCCGTGATAGTGCATCCATTTTGTTCTCCCTTTATTGTAGTTGATTCGATGAAACCCTTATCGGATAAGGGCAACAAGTTCTGCGAACTCTTCTAAGGTCATTAACACTATCCCCGCTGATGTCCCTTCAGGCATAGCGATCATAGCGAACGGTCTGATATCACCTAACGCTTTAGAAGCATCCGATTGCTGTTTTGCGTCACGGAACCGTGTCCAAATCGGGCCGACTTGCGCACCGGCTTTAACTTCAACGCGAAAAAAACCGGACCAATGTTCCTCATGCCTAGACCCAGCATTACCTGTCGCAGACAAACCCAGTTTGCGTCGGGCATGGCGGGCTTTAGCATCACCTTTAGTTCGATTCCTTTTCCCCCGAGCCGCAGGATCGTTACAGCCACGTACCCGTCGCTTACCGTCACGAGATGTACGCCCCAACAACCCGAACTTCGGACATTCAGGTAGGTTGCATTTTTCTTTGTCACCTTGACATTCCCCTTTGCGTTCATCGGTCATTGAGGGTCTAACGTTTCGATCAGTTCCCAAACTTCGCCTTTAGTCATCTCGTTCAAATCATTCAACGGATGCTTCACCGAACCGACAGCCAACTCAAGTTTGGCTTCAGGTGTATCAAAACCTTTGGCGTTCATCAACGCTTTAAGTTTCGCTAACTGTGTGCCACCGACCTTGCTGTCAGGGTTTGATGGTTTCACGTTCGGGTTATGCACCGGTTCCACGGGTGTTGCTTTGAACGTTTCAACTATCGCTTTCTCTGCTTCGGCGTTCGTCAACGGTTTAGGTTGTTCTTTCATTTGTTTGAACGTGTCACGCAGTTTTGCCATGTCGGTATCTTTCAAACCGATCAGTAACACGCCAGCCTGTTTCGCTACCTCGTTCGGGTCAAGGTTCGCTTGTTTGCAAGCTGTCTTGAATCGTTCAATGTTTTCCTGGCTGACAACACCGGCAGGTTTCGGTGCAGGTGCGGCAGGTTCTTCCCACTCGGACTTCGACCACAACGACAGACAGATACCGAAACGCATGGATGCGTTACGCAAAAAGTCTCCGACAAGTTCTTTGTCTAGATCAGGTTTGTCTGCCCGTACCGAACCGACACCCAACATAGATTTGCCCAAGATCGTGAGGTTGCCCCACATGGTTGCCATGCCGTTCGTTTCGGTGATAGCCGGTCTGCCGTTCACCCAACCGCAAGGTTCCCACGACCAGTTCGGATCAATGTCGATGAGGATGCGAGTGATTTCTGCGTGGCCCACAAAGTCCAATGTGATGCCACCTCGCGGTAGTTTCCCAACAATGGATGGGTCTGGTACCCCGTACTGTTCAATGATGTCTTCAAGTTTCATTACTTTGCTCCTTTCAAAGCCACACGGAACGTGCGGATGGTTGACTGTTTCCTATATTTTTCTACTAACGCAGGATGATCCTGCTCTAACCTTTTCTGATCCAAAGATGTGCGTGTCGAAGTTTTCCAAGTCGCAGCCAACGTGCCATTAATTTCTGCGAACTCCGACTCGCCCATCAACTCACAAATATCTGCCTTAATCTGATCCTCGGCAGTCTCTAGTTCTTTAATAGATTTCTTGATTGTTTCCAACGAATACAAACTGTCCAACAACGTTGAAGGCAACTGCACAGTCGTACCAGTACCCTCAGGGAACCTGGCTGAGATGTGCCGGTACTCGTACTCTGCACCGTCAGGCATCATCCCCAAATCGATAGCCGCCAAAAACTTTCGGCAAGCCTCAATGTGCGCCTGTTTCTCATCAGACGAAACCTTCTGCACATGGTGATGCAATTCAAGATCGGAGTCAAAGATCGCCCAATCAATACTGAACACGTTGGCGCACAAAGCCTGCTGTACACCCTGCCAATACCAGTAGCCAGGCAGTTTCCCATCCCAACGTTTCTTCGTCGTTTTAACCTCAACGACTTGCCGTTCATCAGGTTCACCCATGCTCATCGCATCAAGCGTCGCCATTAGACGCACACCGTCTTCTTCGTAGCAGTACATCACGTCAGGTGTGTACAAAACTTTGGACATACGATCAGCAGCCCATTGAATCAGCATAGGTTCCAAACGGTTGCCTCGTTCCATCGCCGAGTTCGGTGCCTCAGGTTGCGGTGGTGCCGCAGCCAACAGTTCGATAGCGAGATCGGCCGCCGTTTTGAACGGGTGTTCACCGTGGACAACGGCTGCTACCGACGCTGTGATGCGCGACTCACCGGCATTGTTTTTCCATCGGGCTTTCAACCAGTCGGCTGTGCCGTGTTCAGGTTTGATTGTGGTGTACCAATTTTTCATAACTCCCCTTTGTGTTTGGTTTACTTAAAGCATACGAGGTGGGTGTTGTAAAGTCAAATCAATTTTTGCTTGATCCAAAACTTTCACGTTCTGCACCATAGACACAGGTATATGTGTCACCATCCCTATAGTTTTAAGGTTCGGTACCTCGTCTGGCATATATGAACCGGTGATCGAAATGTACCCTGGCAGACAGTCAGGCCACAAGAAACCTACCGACACAACATGGCAGGCTTCAGGTTTGTAGGTTTCTATTTCGATCCACCCGTTATCGGAATCGTATGCGTCTATCCAATGAACTGACACAAGCGACCACGGGCAGGACATTACTGTTCTTTCGGTAGATATTCGTAACTGGCGTGACTCATGGACATGATGCGACCTTCACGGGTTACCGCCACCCAAGTCGGGGCATCAGGATCACATAAACATGACGACACTTTTGTTTCATCATGCGCGATGATCGCGTCACAATGCTGGCAACAAAGTCTCATAACCAGCACACATACTCTGAAGTGACACGACCTTTGATCGGGTCAACGAAATGTAGGCGTTGCGAAGGTTTGCCGACAGCCGCAATAAACGTACGCGCATACTCGTTATGCGACTCGGGTGAACCTGTTACGAACACACGGCCACCGTTCGCCATAGTAAGCGCGGTAGGTGTATGAAAATGCCCCATGTAGCAGTCATGGAATGATTCTACGACACCCGTGGACCACGCTGAAACCTTGCGCAAAATAGAACCGAACGCCCCTATTTCGTCGCCGTGAACCAACAAAACCTTATAGTTGCCGATAGCGAAAATCTGGTACCAATCATCAGACATCTGCCATTTAACGTGCTTGATGTCGGCACAGTTGTTCGCCGCAATCTGGTAAGCGATGCGGTCAATGTTGTCACCGGCTGGCATATCGCCTTTGTGTCCGAGCCGACCATGATTACCGAACTCGCACACCACTTTAACTGACTCAAAGTTGCTGGCAAGGGTACGGATAGATGACTCAATGATACGCACGACAGCGAACATTTGTTCGTACAGGTGCGCACCGATCTCGAACTGTTGGCCTGGGAATATGCCTACGCCTTCCACCATGTCGCCACCCAACATGACTACACATTCTTTGACGGGGTGGTGGGCGCGTTGTATGTCGGTGAGTTGTATCACTTTGCGGATCATGTCCTCGATGCGGGCAGTCAACACAGCGATGTCATAGGAGACTGTCTGTTTGCCTGCTTGCCAGTCGGTGAGATGTACGAGGGCTACTTCGGCTTTCGTTTTGCGTTTATCTTTTACCGGTGCGATAACAGCAGGTCTAGGTGTGGCAAGCAGGGATGTTCGTGCCGCTTCGAACACGGCTTCCACATAGTCTGCTGTCTTAAGTTTCGCTTTCGCTTCAGCTAACTGTGCTTTGCGTAAAGCGTTACGCAAATCTATGATCTGCTGTTCATAGTTCGCTTCGTCAGATATTTTCATTTAACGTCTTTCGTAGACCGATAATCGTGCTGACACCAACAACGTTCACGCCACGTCTAACCAGCGCAGCATGAATAGCCCGACCGCTAATCGAAGGGTCTTTCATCGCTTTCATAAAATCTTTGAAATCTTCTTCACCTAAAGATTTACGCAACCTGTACAGGCTGTTGTTTTCTTCTTTCGCCGACTTCAACTCGTCATAAAAAGAACCCATCACTTTGCCGCCATGTTCAAGCAAGCCAAATAGCCCATCGCATCAACAAGCGAATCGTGATGAATGGTGTCGTTCTCCAAATTGGTTCGCAGTCGAGCCAACTTTACAGCGACCATAAACATGATCGCTTCGGACACAGACAAATCAACACCCGTCAACGAATAAAAAATGTCGGACACTTTCCGATAGTCGTCGGCTGGATGACCGTAATCTTTTTGTCTTGGCCCGTTCACAAGCCGGTGCGCTTCTAAAAGGATTTCACTTCCTGGTGTTTGCTTTGGTTTGTTTGCCATGTTTAGCCCCTTCGATAAGTTTATCTAACTTCGCTATCAAATTCCAAAGATCATCC